CGTTTAAAAAGAAAAGATTTAACAATTTTCTTAAAGAAATTAGTTATTTTCTTTTTATTTTGATCTTATTTATTAATAAATATATAAAATATAATAATATCAATGACTTATATCTGTTACAATAATAAAAGTTATCGTAACATATATTAATATAATAAGTAACAACCCCCTAGACAGTTTAATTTATTATTATACTACCCATTACAACTGGGGGACAACTTCTTAAAGGTTTTTTATGAAAAAGAAAAAAGCAAAAGCAAAAGTAAAGGTTTTAGACTTTTCTGAGTTTGTTAAACAAATAAATCAGAAAACTGTATTACCTAAAAGTGCAGGTAATAACTTAGTTAAAAATACAGATGTCGCTAGTATGGTTGATTATCTGAAGGGGGAGAAGAAAGATGTTTAATGAACAAAATAGTAATCCCCTACAAACCTAGAAAATTACAACAAGAAGTCCATAAAAATTTACAACGCTTTAATGTGTTGGTTTGTCATAGACGATTTGGGAAAACAGTCTTAACTGTTAATGAACTGATTAAGAAGTGCCTCCAATGTCCTTTGCCAAGACCTAGATATTATTACATAGCACCTACCTATTCTATGGCAAAAAGGATAGCGTGGGATTATCTTAAATACTACACAAGTGTACTGCCAAACATGGATTACCATGAAACAGAACTTAGAGCAGAACTTCCTAATGGGGGTAGAATACAGCTACTAGGTTGTGAGCGACCTCAAACCCTAAAGGGTTTGTATATAGATGGGGTAGTTCTTGATGAGGTAGCACAAATGCCACCGAAGATGTGGACTGAAGTTATACGACCTGCCCTATCGGACAGGGAAGGCTTTATGATTGCCATAGGCACTCCTCAAGGCCATAATGCTTTTTTTGACTTGTATCAACATGGCGTCCATAATGAGAAATGGTACACCAAGTTATTTAAGGCAAGTGAAACAAAAGTCGTCAAAGAAGAAGAATTAGCAGAGGCAAAAAAAATGATGCCTCCTGAGATTTATGAAAGTGAATATGAATGTTCATTTGAGAGTAATGCGATTGGCTCTATTTATGCTTTAGGCTTAAATAAAGCAGATGATGAAAAACGCATAACAAAAGTACCTTATGATCCAACAATAAAAGTAAATACTTTTTGGGATTTGGGTATGCAAGATAAAACTGCAATTTGGTTTTGTCAGCAAAAGGGAACAGCTATTCATCTCATAGATTATTTTGAAGATAGTGGTGAATCACTAGAATATTACGCAAATGTATTAGATGACAAAAAGTATGTGTACGATACACACTATTTGCCACATGATGCCAATGTTAGAGAAATAGGAACAGGTAAATCAAGGGTAGAAATAGCACAGTCTTTAGGTCTTGTTACAAGCATAGTTCCTAAGATGAGTATAGAAGATGGAATTAATGCTGTACGCATGACTTTAGAAAGATGCTATTTTGATTTTGATAAAACAAAAGAAGGCTTAGATGCACTTCGTCAATACAGATGGGCTGTAGATGACAAGGGCGTAGCTAAAAACAGACCAGAGCATAACTGGACTTCCCATAGTGCAGATGCTTTTCGTTATCTTTGTACTGGCTTACAAGAAACGAAAAACTGGAATACAGAAATTAAATATCCAAAATTAGGAATAGTATAGATGAAATTAACAAAAGATAGATTATTAGCTTTAATCTCACAGGAGATCACAAACTCCATAGGATTTTATGGTGGTAATCTAACCGAACAACGCAGGAACGCCTTAAAGTATTATTTGGGTGAACCTATGGGAAATGAAGTAACAGGTCAATCCCAAGTTGTTTCACAAGATATGCTAGAGGTTGTAGAGAACATTTTGCCAAGCATGATGCGTGTCTTTACACAAGGCGAAAAAATTGTACGCTTTGAGCCTACTGGCCCTGAAGATGTAGAATATGCTGAACAAGCAACTGATTTTATTAATCACATTTTTAATGTTGATAATAATGGGTACGCTATTTTGCATACTATGTTTAAAGATGCCTTAATATCTAAAAATGGATTTGTTAAATATTATTGGAAAACAACCAAAGAACAAAAAAAAGAATATTACGAAAACTTAACTGAACCAGAATATCAAGCACTCCTAGCCGATCCTGAAGTAGAAGTAATTGAAGTTAATGAAAAAGGAAAAGAATTAGATATTGAAAATACTGATTTTAGTGAAGTAGTTTTCAATGTACGAGTAAAAAGAGTTAAAGACTATGGGAGAGTAGTCATAGAGTCAGTTCCTCCTGAAACAATACTTGTAACCTCAACAGCAACTAGTCTTGATGACTGTAACTTTATAGGACAACGAGTATTTAAAACACGATCAGAACTTATCAATATGGGTTTTGATAAAAAAATTATAGACAAACTACCTCCTGCCGATCAAGACCTTTATAATAACGAGGCTGTTACAAGAAGGGATTATGATGATGATGATATGCCACAAGAATATCAGAACATAGATCCTGCCCTAACTGTCGTGCAGGTTGTAGATTGTTATATGAAATGCGACTACGATAATGATGGTATAGCAGAATTACGCCACATTGTAGTAGGTGGTAATGGTTCAAATGCGTATTATGTTTTAGAAAACGAAGAAATAGAACAAATACCTTTTGCTATGGTATCACCAGTTCCTATGCCTCATAAATTTTATGGTCTTTCCATGTATGATTTAATTGGCGATATACAGCAAGTTAAAACAACATTACTTAGACAAATTTTAAACAATGCGTATTTACAAAATAATTCACGCAACATTGTTGTAGATGGTCAAGCTAACATAGATGATTTACTTACTTCAAGAGCAGGTGGCATTGTTAGAGTTAAATCTCCTAATGCAGTAACACCAATGACAACACCAAACTTTATGCAAGAAGGTTTGGCTATGATAGATAAAGTAGATCAAATAAGAGAAGCTAGATCTGGTGTAACAAAAATGCAAATGGGACTAGATCCTGATATTATTAATAAATCACATACAACAGCAACATCAACAAATGTGATGATGAACGCAGGTACACAAAGAATAGAATTAATTGCTCGTAATTTTTCAGAAGGCATTAAACGATTATTTCAAGGCATACTAACTTTAGTGTGCAAACATCAAGAACAAGAACGCATTATACAACTAAGAGGAAAGTTTGTATCTATGAACCCTAGAGAATGGGTTGATAGATATAATGCAACAGTACAAGTGGGTTTGGGAAGTGGCTCTCAAGATCAACGCTTAGAAGTTTTAGGGAGAGTCCTAGCTGTTCAAGAAAAATTAATTGGAGCAGGGGGTATGGGTATTGTTGATCCACAAAAGATTTATAATACTTTATCAAAATATTTGGAAAATGCAGGGTATAAAAACGCCAATGAGTTTTTTAACAATCCTGCTACCAGTCCTCCACCTCCACCTCCTCAGCCTGATCCTGCTATTCAATTAGCACAGCAAGATTTACAAATGCGACAACAAAAAGATCAAGCTGAAATGCAATTAAAAGCAAGAAAACAAGAAACAGATGAAATTTATAAAACAGAAAAAATAAACTTAGATCAACAAAAATTAGCAACAGAAATTGTAAAACAAGAACAAGGTAAAGAAATGGAAAAAGAAAAACTAGCTACTAAAATTATAGATTCAGCTATGATAGATGAGGATTATAGATAATGGCTTTTACTCCTTTTTTTCAAGGCACAGATGCACAAAATTTAATTACAAATTATTTAAACAAAAACATTACAGCCGATACATCAATGGAAGCTCAAGATATAAACGCAAACAATGTTTTTCGTAATCCTTATTCGCCTGAAGGTTTTTATGCTAATGAAACAGATGTACACCCTGTTGAAGCCTATAAAGCACCTGTAGAAGGTGAAGATGGAGTGCCAAGTTGTGAAGAAGGTTATGTATATGATACAACTTTAAATACTTGTCGTTTTGTTGGTTATCCTGAAAGAACAGAAGAACAATCTGGTCGTACTGAAGATGATCCTGAAGAAAGACCTTATATGTCTATTGAAGATATGGAAAACGCATCTGATGAGGATTTTCTTGATTATTTAACAAGTGGTTTTTTAAAAAATAGTGCATTAGGATATTTACCAAGCAAAGGAACAGAAGTAACTTTAGGCATGGGTACATTACCACCATTATTTCAATTAGCATTTGGTGGACAAAACCAATTACGAAAAGATTTTATTTTAAGTGAACTAATGAAAAGAGGTTATTTTACAGGTAAATTTGATGATAATAAAAATCCTATATTTGATATTGGTGTTAAAAATGTAAATACAAATGTTGGTGGAATTGAGAGTATGTTACCTCAAAATATTCAAGGACAACCTGTAACAGATG